GTGTCGGTTACGCTTGTGACCTCGGTCACTCTCTCGATAATTGTATGGTTTTGCAAACCAGGACCTTTGTACGTCTGCGTGAATTGAAACGCTGCTCCTGGTGTTGTTTGTGTGAATTGAGGTGTACTTGTCACGCCAGTCCATTGCGAAGTCACTCCGTTAATAGTTACATTTACAGGTCCTGTCCCTGGAGACAGGTTGCCGTTGGCAGTTACACCACTACCTGTTGCGGAATATTGATAACCAGTTGAGTAGTCCATAGAATTTATGGTCTCGGTTATCTTTGATGTTGTTTCCGTGTGGCTCGTCATTGAGCCCTGCTGAAAATTCGGGACCACGGGGACCGCCTGGGCAGGAGCAAGTATGGCAAATGCACCCACCGCAGACAGAACACACCCCAGTATCGTCTTTCCAAAAGTCATTAGTCAATGACAGTAATTTCCGAAACGTATTGTCCAGTGGCACTTGTACCTGCCCCACCAGCAGTCACGGTAAGTTGACCTGCACTGGTCACAGTACCTGCTAGTGAACCAGCAGTTCCAGCTGTGTAGGAAGTAACCGAACCGAAGTTAGGAACAGCACCAACAGTTGCTGCACTCGTAGGTAATGCATCAGCCTGTGTAAAAGATTGACTGAAACTAAATGCAGATCCAGCAGTGTCTTGAGTAGCAGCAATCGTGCCAGGATTGTATACGCCAGAAGTGATAGTACCAGCAGAAACTGTTCCTGCAGTTGACCCATCTGTAGTATCAATATTTGAACCTGAGATACTGAAACTCGAACCCACGCGAGTTGCGGTAGAACGTGCAGCATCGACGGTTAGTTGCACGCTTGCGGCGTGCTTAGTAACAAGACCACCAGCATACGCGGGTGTTGCCATCAAAATCATTCCAAAAGCTAGTAATGCTTTTTTCATTAACCCGTTGAATAAAGTTAGTTCTAAGCCTATTTAGCTAAACTAAGTGCTCTGCGGTAAACCGAAAATGTAACGTACGGAACGCCGAACTCTGAGACTAAAGGTATAGTAATAAATAACTCGTCGCCTTCGGGGACAACAAAAAAACCACTCGCTTAATAAGGAGCTATGGACATTACTAAGTTTACGTCGAAAGACATCGACGCAATTTTTGATGCGTCAAAAAGATATTCTGTAGGTTTTGATGACCTATTTTATCGCTTGCATTCCTACGGAGTAGGATCACCAGGCGGACAGTATCCTCCCTACAACATCATCAAAGAATCTGAGGTTCAATGGAGGATCGAACTAGCACTTGCTGGATGGGACAAGGACGACATTGAAGTGAGCACTGAGAGCAACGTCCTGCTCATCAAGTCCAAGGCAGCGAAGAACAAGAGTGAGGAGGAGTATCTCCATCGTGGCGTTTCCACTCGTACCTTCGCTAGAGGATTCAATCTGAGTGACGATGTTGAAATTGGCACAGTCACCTTCACAAATGGTTTGTTGGTGGTAGAATTACGGAAGATCATTCCTGATCACCAGAAACTGAAGGTCTATGAAATTGCTAATACGGGTGTTGACACACCCAGTGACCCTGTGTAATGGATTGTTAGTGGGATTCTTGATCGTGATCGGATTGGCACACAACCACGCTCATTACACTATGGAAGTTGATGCGGATTCTTATGTCAGAAACTGGTGTAAGAAAAACCCAGACACTTGTGAAAGTTTCATCAGTGACGATTACTGATATATAGTGTGCAACTAAAGAGACCACCCTGACGGGGGTCTCTTTTTGTTTGGAGGTGAAAATGAACCACTATGTAAATTGTACGCCCAAGTCGTGTGAGGAATACGAAAGCGTCACGCTTGACATTCCTACCGAATTTGTTGATGAGGTGCTATACTATGCACGTACACTTGCTGATGAAAAAAACATTCAGCAACGTCGTGCTTTTGGTGACCTTGTTCGCAATGTTTATCAACAACTAACTGAAAAATCCTATGACCGTAAAAATCGTAAGAATGGTAAACGGCGAGGACGTGATCGCTGACGTTCAGGAAGCATATCCTGATCAGAACTCTTATGCACCTCTGGGGTATATGTTGACAAACCCCTATCAGATTACTATCGAAGCAACTGCTGAGATGTTGTTTGAAGAAGGTGCAGAGGATACACCTCAGAAGATCAATGATCTGAACCTACAACTGTTCCCTTGGATCCCCTTGTCCGAGCACAACAGAACGCTATGTGTTCTAAACAATGTAGCAACTATCTACAACCCACATCCTGAGGTTGTAAGTAAATGGGAAAAATTAGCAGAGGCACAAAATGGTACCACTCAAAATAGTAATCCTCAAGGATCACAGTCACTTGATGGGTGAAGTCACTGAACTGGACGAGGAACCCTCGTACCTTATCAGTGGTTGTAAATTGGTCACGGACGAGGGTATGTCAAACTACCCAAAGTACACTGACCAACGGGATATTTTCTTGACTTCAGACGTGGTTTTGACTATAGTGGATCCGTCTGAACAGACCATTACTAACTACAAGAAGGCACTTTGAGTTCAATCTATACTAACGTCACGTTGCTCGGTGATACCATTCTCTGCCGTGGGTATGAGAACGGTAGACAGATTTCATTCCGAGAGGTTATCAAACCAACTTTGTTTGTACCATCTCAGAAGGGCGACTGGAAGTCAGTAGACGGACAGAAAATGTCCCCTGTAGTACAAGATGGTGCCCGTCGCGCTCGTGAATTCATTGCGAAGTACAAGGACGTTGATGGGTTTGAGGTCCACGGTTACGAGCGATTCGTATACCAATGGATCAGTGAGAAGTATCCCGAGCGGATGAAGTTCAAACTCGATACGATGAAGATCTATACGATTGACATTGAGGTTGAGTGCGAAAACGGTTTCCCCGATACCGAAGCATCAGCAGAGAAACTTCTGTTGATTACTGTCAAGGATCTGTCCTCTGGCAAGTTCATCACTTGGGGAACTCGTGAAGCAAAGATCGATACTGAGTATCGCTGCTTCTGGACGGAGCAGGAGATGCTCACAGATTTCCACAAATGGTGGGTGGACAACACACCTGATATTGTCACTGGTTGGAACTGCAACCTGTACGATATTCCATACATCTGCCGCCGCATTGAGCGTGTGATGGGTGAGAAGTGGATGAAGAGTTTGTCTCCTTGGGGCAAAGTCAATATGCGTGAGGTCTATATCCAAGGTCGTAGGAATCTGGCATACGAGATTGTCGGTGTCAGCATCCTGGACTATCTTGATCTGTACAAGAAGTTTACTTATACCAATCAAGAATCCTATCGACTGGATCACATTGCCAACGTTGAACTGGGTCAGAAGAAACTGGACCACAGTGAGTTTGAAAACTTCAAGGCATTCTATACAAATGACTGGCAGAAGTTTGTTGAATACAACGTGGTTGACGTTGAACTGGTAGATCGTCTTGAGAAGAAGATGAAACTTCTCGAACTTGCTGTCACTATGGCATACGATGCTAAAGTGAACTTTGAAGATGTGTACTCACAGGTGCGTATGTGGGACACTCTTATCTACAACTATCTCAAGGAGCGTAAAATCTGTGTCCCGCCGAAACAAGACGCACCAAGCAAAAATGACAAGTATGCAGGAGCATATGTCAAAGAACCTAAACCAGGTCTTTATGAATGGGTGGTTTCGTTTGACCTTAACTCTCTGTATCCTCATCTCATTATGCAATATAATATTTCGCCTGAAACCCTCATCGACAGGCGACACCCCACCGCCTCTGTTGATGGATTGCTCCGTCAAGAGGTACAAATCGGGAGTGGAGATTACTGTGTGTGTGCCAACGGAGCACAATTCAGAAAAGACACCCAAGGTTTCCTACCAGAGATGATGCAGAAGATCTACGATGAACGTAAGATCTTCAAAGGAAAGATGCTCGATGCCAAGAAAGAGTTTGAAAAGACTGGTGATCCTAAATTGCAGGATGCCATCAGTGCATTCAATAACATCCAGATGGCACGAAAGATCCAACTCAACTCTGCCTATGGTGCCATTGGTAATCAATACTTTAGGTATTACAATCTAGCGAACGCTGAAGCAATCACCCTTTCGGGTCAAGTTTCCATTCGTTGGATTGAAAACAGTATGAACGAATACCTAAATAAACTGCTACAAACAGAGAAAGAGGATTATGTCATTGCATCCGACACTGACTCAATCTATGTTCATCTTGGACCTATTGTTGATAAATTTCTTAGTCATAAGTCTGGCGACAAAGCAGCACTTGTGGGACTACTTGACAAGATCTGCCAAGAGAAACTCGAACCTTTTATTCAACGTTCATATCAAGAGTTGGCGACGTACGTGCAAGCGTATGATCAAAAGATGATTATGAAACGGGAGACCATTGCCAACAAAGGTATATGGACTGCCAAGAAACGCTACATCTTGAATGCCTGGGACATAGAAGGTGTTCGCTTCACTGAACCCAAACTGAAAATTATGGGTATTGAAGCGGTCAAATCATCAACACCTGCTGCTTGCAGGACTGCTATTAAGGATGCCCTCAAGGTGATTATGAACCAAGAGGAATCCGATCTCCAAGATTTCGTCGCTGACTTCCGTAAGAAGTTTGAGTCACTTCCACCCGAGGATGTTGCATTCCCACGAGGTTGTAATGGTGTCAGCAAATTCTCAAATCCAGTTAGCGTGTATAGCAAAGGCACACCCATTCACGTTCGGGGTGCGCTACTATATAACTTCCACGTGAAGAAAAACAAACTCACCCACAAGTACCCTCTAATTCAGGAGGGAGAGAAGGTGAAGTTCCTGTATCTTCGCACACCAAATAGGATCAATGAGAATGTTGTGTCATTCTTCCAAACATTGCCTAGAGAGTTTGGACTTGACAAGTCCATTGATTACGATCTACAATTCAAGAAAAGTTTTCTTGACCCACTGCAGGTCATTCTCGATACCATCGATTGGCAAGCAGAACGTGTCGCATCCCTTATGGAGTTTTTTGTATGAGTTTCCTCAACGACGTTGTGAAAGATATTGGCAATGAGTATGCCTCTATTGTTAGTGATGGCATTGCTGCAGGTGATGTTTCTAACTTCATTGACACTGGTTCTTATATTTTCAATGCCCTCGTTAGTGGTTCGATTTATGGAGGTTTGCCTTCAAACAAGATCACCGCTCTTGCAGGAGAGAGCAGCACTGGAAAAACTTTTTTTACTCTTAGTGTCGTTCGTCATTTCCTTGATACTGATCCTGATGCTGGAGTCATTTATTTTGAATCTGAGTCCGCCATTTCTAAAACAATGATTGAGGATCGTGGTATCGATTCACAACGTATGATCATTGTTCCTGTCACAACTGTGCAGGAGTTCCGTACACAAGCACTCAACGTTCTTAAGAAGTACAAGGAACAGGATGAGAAAGATCGCAAACCTATGATGTTTGTGCTCGACTCTTTGGGTATGCTCTCCACTACCAAAGAGGTGCAGGATTCTGCCGAAGGTAAAGAGACACGTGATATGACTCGTGCTCAAGTTGTCAAAGCAATCTTCCGTGTTTTGATTTTGGAACTCGGACGTTGTAACGTCCCATTGATTGTCACTAACCATACATATGATGTGGTTGGTGCGTATGTTCCAACAAAAGAAATGGGTGGAGGCAGTGGACTTAAGTATGCTGCTTCTACTA